TTTCAATATCTGACATAATCTATCTTCGTAGTCCTTTGATACTAATTCCCAAGTCATATTGCGATTGATATACTCAGCGGATTGGTATGTCTTCTTAGAAACTTTGTCATAATTATTTATGACATATAACATTTTATCACACAAATCATCAAATTTTGGCATTGCCCACATTCCAGCATTTTCATACACTCCACTCATGTTGTAATTAGACCATTCAAAGTCCAATGGCACTGACATATGCGCATACTCAGTGCAGGCAGTAGCATTAGTACATATTGTTGGTATACCCTTAGCTATCCCTTGGAAAGGAATCAAACCCCACCCTTCACCGCTGGTTGGGTATAAGACACAATCACATAGATCATAAATCCCAGCTAGCTCTTCTTCTGAAACTAAGTGATCAATAATTTTTATTTGAGGGTGATCAATTTTTGACCAATAACCAACCTTATTCATCCTAGCGTCTGGTGGTCCATTTGATTTGTAAATCATTTGATAATCTGGATTGCCATCAAATAGCTTTAAAAAGGCATCAACAGACATCTGAGAGTTCTTTCTGGTAGAGGGGGAGCCGATGCATAGAAAGGTAAACCTATCTTCCACCACCCTCTTTACAGGAAAATAAAGTTTAGGATTGACTCCCAAATTGAAATTATAAACTGGAACTTTAACTCCAGAATCAGTGAATATGTCAACCATTGACTGAGATGTAGTCCAGATCTCATCCATTTTATTCATAGAATCAACCCAATCCTGCTTCAACCTGTTAGTCTCCCAATAAGTAAATCCGATTGAATAGTTGCTGCCTTTAATATACGCTTCAGGAACACAATTATTTACAATAATATCGGATTTCCGAACCGCCTTGTCCAGTAGGAAATAGCCAACTCCAGGGGGAGAATCTTCCAATTCCTTTGGTAGTTTAGTTTCAGGGGAATGTATGTCTAAGCCTTGTTTGGATAAATTTTCAAAGATCTTATTAAAGGCATCACCATACCCTTCGCCATTTCTGGCACATCCATTTGCTGTCCAAGTGATCATTCTTCTACTTGAAACGCAATCTTTTTCCCTGCAGCATCTGCAGCTTCTCTTAGTTTAGGCATAGGCAAGCCGTGGACTTTTGTATATTCAACTCGGTAATTAAACCAACCTTCAACAGCCCTCCACATTCTATCGTCTGTTTTGTCTGCTAACTCCTCTAATTCTTCTGGCGTAAGTAAGAAACTCAACACACCCAGCGGCATATAAACAACAACATCATAATTTGAGTCTTTGTCTTTTGAGTATCTACTTAGCAAGCTTTGGAATTGTTGCACCATATCCTGAACTGGTGTTCCAGAGAAATGCTCTACATTGCCATAAACATTTCTTTCTCTAGGGCAAACATCGTCAACACCGACAAAAGCCCCATAACTTCTGCACACCAGAGGTCTAAACCCATAGATAGTGCAGCCGCCTTTGTAGAAAGCGCATTTCCTTTCAGTTTCACCACCGAATTGCCATGTTTCATCATACATTGCCTCCTTTAAAGAACTAACTACCGAATTAAACCATTCATCCGCAAAATCCTTGCCTTTGTTTTCCAAATGCAAATAAAATTGCTGAGTGATATTGAATGCAATATTGGCGCACTCTGTCATATGAATTGTTAAACCAATTGAACAACAATTTCCAGAACCAAGACATTTGTACTTTGTCTTATTCTGACTTGCCTCAATCATTCTTGCCTGGTTGTAAACCATATCAAGCTCTGCAAATATACCTAGATCACCTGCTGCTACTTTTCTTTGCATTATCTACCCATACCTTTCTTTCTATTTTGCATTGCTTTCCTCCTATCTCGCTTCATCTGCTCAGCCTTCTGTTGCATTGGTGATTTTGGCTTTTTAGATGTAGCGGATAGATTTCTACCTTTCCCTCTGTACTTTAAAAGATCATACTTACTGCACCAGTTATAAAGACCTTGCGGAGAAATTTCAACATTGTAAGTTTGCTTCAGCAGCTTTACAATGTCAGTCAAATTCATCCGCTTCTTCACATAGTGTTCATATAGCCATGTTTTATCTTTATAAGGTTCAAGAGCCATTAGATACCGCCATTAAATAATACCAAAGTCCAATGCCAACTGCATCAACAATATCATCATCTTTCAAATTTTCTTCTTCCATTTGAAAGTAATCAGTAATAATATCCCTGACACGATCTTTTCTTTCCTTCTTTTTCTTAGCCTCTGTGTCAAAAACTATTTTATCTGTTTTAGATATATTTTTATACCCAATTCCTCGTTTCCAAAGAATCGGGTTAATGTCCATAACTTTAAAACAATAAGCCTGAACAATCCCCCAGGTGTAACCAATTATATAAGATATAACCCTGCTTGTTTGAAAATTTTGTATATAAACTGATTGTTCAATAATAGTTATACTCGGATTGTGTTTTTTACAAATATCTTTAAGCCCAGTATTAATTTCATTAAACTTTACAGAAATATCATTTGTTTTTGTAAACTTTATCTTACCGCAATCAACTAGCTTAAGACCGTTATTGAAATCAATAACAGCCCAGCCCAAAGAATGAGAAGACGGGTCTATTGATAAAATCCTCTTGTCATGGGCGCTAACTATATTTTTAAGATTCATTACATGCTGTCCCTGACAGAGCCTTCTTCCCAGCCCCACCCAACTAGTCTTTGTACAAATCGCTCTCTTTTGCATTTCTCACATATATTTTCTTTATTATACCGTGATAATACAGTTTCACATTCTTTTGTTTTACAAATTCTTTTTTTATTTATATTAGCTTTTTTTTCATAATAGTTACTTAGCAATTTTGCATTTGTAACAATTCTTCTGCATTCTGCCGAACAATAAATACTATTATAAGATTTAGCCTTAAACGGTCTACTGCAATCTAAATTTTTGCATGTCCTTTCGTCATCATTAATCACTGTCTCCCCAGCATAAAGCAGACACATTACAATCTGAACAATGCTTAGATGTTCTCTTGTACGGTCTGACAGGGATATTACCGCTAGTATAATTCCCATAAATATCTCTGTATTTCTTAAAGAGCTTGTCTATGAAAGCCTGGTCTTTTTCAATATAAATAGGAAGAATTTCTTGATTGTTCTTACATTCATAAATAACAAAACCGCCATCTAGATTCAAGCACTCCATGTAAATCTGAGCTTGTCTGTAATGCTCATCCTTTGGCTTGTTGTACAGTTTTCTGTAATGGAATCCTTCTGAGCTAATTGATTTTAATTCAATCAATTTTTCTCCATGCCAGTTAATAATTCCATCTGCCGTTCCTTCAATCGGAGGCGATGAATAAGTAACAGGAATTTCTTCGGCTACCAAGATACCCATCTCTCTAAAATATCCGTACAATCTGTCATGAACAGCATGACCATTATCAAAAATCCTAAGCGTTTGCGCTCTAAAATCTGGAGTTACGCTAACCCCATCAAACATATAATACCAATAGCGTGAGCATTGGTTGGTATAGCTTGGGTGGAACCCCTTGACTTTTTTGAATTCTGGCTTATTTCTTTCCGTCAAACTTTCGTCAATAGCTTTATTTAAACTATCTACCAACTGAGCGGTAGTAAAGCTCTCCTCTGGAACTTCCACTGCAACTTCTACTGGCTTTGGGTTCCTCAATACTTTTAGTGATTTCATTACATTCCGCCTTTCGCAGCGAGTTTAAGTGCATTTATGTTTTCACCTAATGCTTCATACATGGTTTTCCATATATCATTAACAAACTTATCTTGATCATTCATAACCGCAGACTTTCTTTTAAAAGCTTGTGATTTAATAATCATCAATGTTCTGTACGCCGCTAATATATTAGCATACTTAACAGCCTGCCCGCCTAGATAATGGTCTGGGTTGTGGATAATGTCTTCAACTATCCTGATACATTCTATAAACTCTTCTGCTTTATCGCCCATTTGCTCAGTAAGAGTTTCTTTATTAATTATAATATCTGGCATTACATATCCTTTCTAAGATCTTCTGTTTTAACTAAAGCTTGATATGGCGGATAGACTTTTGCAATCCCAACAAAACACCATACAAGATCAAAACCAATAGCAAATTCATCATGATCAAATCTTATGCCGAGGCTTTTATGACCAACAAATTTGTCACAACAGAATTTAAACTTCATAATCGCTTCCTTTAATTAAATCTTGGAGTACATCCCAATCAATTATAGCGACTTTCGTTTGGGAATTCTCACCAAACACAACGGAAATACACGGGTATTTATAGTTAGCGTTAAAAGCGTCTTTTCTCATCTTCTCCCAGGCTTTGAGGGTTAGCGTAAAAGTTTTTTCATTATGCTTGTAATCAACTAAAAACTTGTGAAGAGAGGCATCGCCTTTCTTAAGTCCACGACCTGAATTCTTGACAGCTTTTGCTTTGTCACGCTTAATTTCTTCTTTTTCAGTTCTTTTCACTAATAAGTTCTTTCAGTCGGTCTCGGTCAGATTTCATTAAGATGTATTGTACACGAAGAACTGCAAGTCTGTTTTCAGTTTCTTCAATTCTTTTCTTCAAATCATTTATTTCTTTAGCGTAATCCATTTTCTTTTTAAACATAATAAACCACCTAATCATCTTCAGACTCCTTGTCTCCGCATTCTGGGTTTTCTGGAATGGGCTTAGGACAGAAGCATTTATAGGATCTCACACCTATGATAATCATGCAATATTTTCGCTACTCATGTTTTTACAACACCTCGTTCTTTAGCGCCTTCCAAGCTTCATCAACTTTCTTTTTTAACTGAGATGTATCAGTCTCTGGGTACGCACTGAGGTATTCATCCTCAGCTTTTACATAATTACGAACTATCTCTCGTAACCGCTTAAAATCATCGCTCATGAGTTAATCCTTTTAAGAATCTCTTTTGATTGCTTGTCAGTCAATTCAATTGAGCCCATGCCATTCCATTTGCTTTCCTCGTAGGAATACCAAGCACCCTTGCGTTGAATAATATCCATCTCAATAGCAATATCAATAATCTCACGATTTTGGTCAATCCTGCCCTCTTGTGGAAGCACATAGTAATATCCTGTTGCGCCGATTGTAGGAATTTGTTTTGTTTTTTCAACAGTCCAGGTCGCTCGTTGCGAGGTAATCATGCTGTTCTCTTCACGCTCCATTTCACTCTTTGACATGGAAAGGAACAGCTTGACGATGTTGTGCATGTTATGGTGAACAGTATTCCCCATCTTGGCTTTTGTTACTGCAAACATTCCGCTCAAGTCAACTGTTTGGTGAGCAACGAATAGCATAATGTTACGCTCTTTATGGAGATAGTTCACCAACTTCTGCAACAGGTATCCCTGCGAGCGTGACTGCAAGCCCATTGCTTTACCGCCTTCAGGCTTATCGTAAAACTCTTCCTTAATGATGTTAGATAGTGAGTCAAACAAGAAGATGTGCTTCTCCTTGTCATCTGTCAAATACCCAATCAAGTTCTTCATAATGTCTTCTACGATGGTAGATTGGATGATTACTACATCCTCAATGTTTATGCCGCACTTAGCTGCATACGCATCATTATATGATGACTCCGAATCAATGATAACAGGGCGATACCCAAGCTTTTGAGCTTCAGCAATAATGCGAAAACACATGGTTGTCTTACCTACCGATGGCGTACCCCAGAATAAATGAGTCGCACCAGTATTAAGACCACCGCCTAAAGCACGATTTAAACCGATGCTGGGGGTTGGAATAACATCATGAATAGGCATTGTCTGCCCTTTGCGTTTATCTACAATTAACATATTTCTCCTTTATTGAAACATTCTATCTAGAATTCTTGATTTAATAATTGTTGTTGAAATGTGTTCGCTATACGGAACAAAGATTACTTTAATGTTATGTTCATCAAGCCATTCCTGGGTAAAGCCCATTTGTTTATGGTAGTCCTTGGTCTCCCAGTCTGAACCAACAACAATGACATCTGCTTTCGCCTCTAAGATAGCAGGTTTTGAATCAGCTCCGCCTGTGTTAATGATAACTTTATCCACCCATTTACAAGAAGATACAACTTCCATTCTTTCAAATAATTCACAAATTGGCGGCTCTTTGTACTGAGCACAGAACTCACTTGGGTTAACCGACACCACTACTTGACCACCGACACCAGCTATGTTCTTACATCTCTCTAGTAATCGGCTATGACCCGAATGAAATAGATCAAATGTTCCACCTGTGTATACAATCATTTTTTCTCCATTGACGCACTAACGAAATTCCATTTATTTGCATTATGAAATGTAAACTTCTCAACCCCATCAATACCAGAAAGAGCATCGCAGTATTCAAACATCACATTGTTAAAATCTCTAAATTCAAAAAGATTTGTATCATTTACTAAAACAGTTGGAATATCTGGAATGCTTACTGTTTTGCAATTAATTCCAGACCAAGCCAAAACATTTCTTGAGTCAAGATACTTTGTCCCAATTTTAAAATCCATCACATCTCTTTTCCAAATATTCATACTTGCTAATGTCGCAGCAATCACATACGATTTATCATCAAGGCTGTTTATCAATTCAACCATTGTACCAGAAAAACCAGGCTTTAATTCTCCAGAGTAAGGGGCGTATTGCATTATTCTATCAACACCATTTAACATAGGCAGTAATGTCGCAATAGCACCTGGGAGTAGAATATCATCATCACCCAACACCCACACATACTCACCAGTTCCAGATGTTAGTCCATGCAGGCAATTGCCATCACAACCTATGTTTTGCTTTCTTACTGAATACTCTGTTATGTATTCCCTGTACGGGTATAAAAGATCGCCAGCAAAAGCATCTTGGTCGTTGTCAGATATAATTAATTCAATATCATTTGTAAATTGATTAACAATACTCTCCACACACTGCACAACTGATTCACGCTTGTATGTTGGTATGTAAATAGTTAGAGACACTACACGCTCTCCTTGACAAGGTTTTTTCTCTTTACATAATCGTCTACAGTAATAATCTTATCTGCCGCTTCAAGCTTGTAAGAGTCAAGACGGTTGAGAGTATCTTTATCCTCAACCTTTGACAGACGAACTGCATACCATTCGCCTTCCTTAAGTATTTGCTTGACCTTTTTGTAAACTGCAGCGAATATCACGATCTTAAAGAACTGCTTACCATCCCAGCAGTAAACGCTAGCCATTTCCTTACCAGATGAGGTAATAAAGTTTCTAATGTTGAAAATGTAAGCAAGAGTTTTCTCATCAGTTACATAACCAATACCGTGTTCATATAGCCATGAATACTTATGATCA